GAGATTCTTAAGAAACTCTCTGATTTGATCGATTCTGTTTTGTGTCTGGGTCTTATGCTGTTCGACTTTCTGCTTCTTCTGTTCCCGCAGACGGTCGATCTCGGCTTTTGTCTTCTCTCGCTGTGCATCGGACCGAGCTTTCTTATAAGCTTTGCTGCTATCAATCGAATCGTTGGTCTTTTGCTTATGCGCTTCGACTTTTGCTTTGCGCTCATTATTCAACTGTTCCTTGATGTAGCGTGCAGCGTTTTTACCTTCGGCATTCAGACCGGCAGTTGACTTGCGTCCCTTGAGCTTCTTATGCTCCTCATAGTATTCATGAGCCTTGACGGGGTCATAGTAAGGAGAGGCATAGTGCTTAAGGTCTCCGGCCAGCAATTCCTCAAGCTCATCAAGCTGAGAATCCAAATCGTCCAAATCACCAAGGGCAGCATTGGTCTCGTCCTCAGACAGAGCGCCATAAGCAGTGGTCAAAAGCTCAGCATCCTCGTCAGAGAGCAGGTCTTCGTCTTCTTCCATTCCTTCAACATCAAGAGCCTCTTCATCCTCGGGAGGATTCTCCTGATACAGGTTGCTATTTTGAAGTTTGTCCGCTTTTGGTTCGTCGGACGGCTTCATGCCGATGACCTGGCGAATCTCGTTGGCCGTCATGATCTCATTTCTGGTCATCTTATCGGCCATTTCAGTCAGGTCGGCAATCGGCACCAGAGAGAACGGATCACGGAAGAACTCAATAGACTGTCCTTGCGTACGAGCTGTCTTTGTAAGGAACTTCCGCTTGATCTCCTCGGTAATTGCGACAAGAATCGGCTGGATGGTCCGGTTGTAGTAGTTCAGCATAGCTTTTTCATCAGCCGTTCCGTCCATGATTTCCTTTGTGATTCCTAACTGGCTGTATAGCATACTCGTAAGGAATTCCACTTGAGACATCAGGGTGTTCTCGACCGCTCGATTGAGCTGCGTGATCTTCTCCGTACCATCTGTATAGGCGATACCGTACTTACTTCCGGCCAACTGCCTCTCGATCTCTGTTCTTCGCAGTTCAGCCTGCTGTTTTCTAGCCTCAGACTTCACGACATAAGGAAGCTGAATGATAAGATCAAGCTTCCCAGAGCCGTTCATCTCGTCGATCGTGTCCATCAAGCGAAGCTTCCGGATCAGACGCTGCATTGTAGAGTTAGGCTCATTCATGACAGCATAAAGCGGGTTTTCCACAATTGCGACAACGCTCTTAGGAAGAAGAACATCCTCCTTCAGACCGGTCTTTTCATTGTAAACATTGACCCGTACATGCTGTGGATACCACTCAGTGATCCGTCCGGTTCGCATAGTCTGAATGTCATATGCGCCTGTGGCCTCAGGATTGAACGTAGTATCCACGGGAACGAGAGCCACGCATCCTTCATCAAACATAGACATAACTGCGTCCTGAATAAAAGATCTCCCCGTCTGGTCAATGTTGGCCGACAGGGAGAAACAGGAATTAAGATCAGAGTTGATAGTTTCGATGTACCGCTCGTTTCCGTCGAGACGGACATGTCTAATGTCGATGAGCGCGACATCCATGGCGATTCGATTGTATACCGCAGTAACAATCGTTCGCTCATTGCCTCGGGATAGTCTGGGACGATCCGGACGGTGATAATAGCCGGGTCCGGTATCCGTATAAACGGTGGGATCTTTATTCTTAACGAAAGCATTCCAGGCATGTTTCAGCCTGGAACCGAAAGTTATCTCCATTTTGAATTCTTCACCTGCTTTCTATACGCGAAAATTACACCTCCTCTAATGGAAACCAAACCACTATTTTATGGAGGTAAATACAATGAATAAGTTTGAATCGTTCTTTGCTGTTGTGGCTTTAATTACGATTATGGCTCTTATGGTTGCCGGAGTTGTACAACTCATGGTTAGCCATCCGACCGTAAATGTATATGAGTGCTACAGAGTCGAAGAGATCAATGATGAAGTGAAAGACCTTTATGAGACACTCGGATTGGAATACTACGAGCAGGAGCCCTGAACAAGGGCTCTTCGCTTTTGCCGCATTCTATCTTCTTTTTATACTGCTAAATATTCTTTTCCGATTTCAATGCTGTGTCTATCCAAATTTTTGATTGGTTTATCGTAACTCGAATGAATTCGGTCGTTAATTCTCTGAATCTTTGCGTTATTATTCTGAATACTTCGTTCAAATTCCTGAATTCTTTGACCTAATCTATTCGCTTTCGCCTCATATTTTCCACTTTTCACATAAGCTTTGTTGCGACGTGCGGTTTGAATGTCCCAACCAAATGGAATATTCGTGTTAATCTTTTCGCCCTTTGCCTGATATTTAACAGACTGCTGAGCGTATTTGATTCTCCTCTTTTGAAGTTCATTGATTCTTTTTTGGTCGTCCGCGATTTTAGAATCTAACTTCTTGATTTTCTTATTCCCTCGATTCTCCTGGAATCGACGAACACCCCACTTCTGGCCTTTAACGCCATAGTGTACCAATTCCTGATCCAAATCTGCTCACTTCCTTTCAGTCAAACGCCTCACGATTGATCTTGAATGCCACATAGGCATCCATCATCGCGGCGACAGAATCTATCTTATGCTCGTACCTGCGTTTAAGTAGTTTGCGGTTGCCATTCGTGTCCTCGATGGTGATGCAGTTACCCATTGTGAAACACATGATTTCTTCATCGAAGAGAAGTTTCCGCTCTTCCGCCAGTTTCTTCAGCTCACCAAGAGGAACGGACTCAGTCTTGGCACCCTGTATAACCTTCTCAATTCCGAATGGTCCGTTTTCAGTCTCCCATCTGGCTACGAAGTCTTTTGCATTGTAGGGATCGAAGCCGAAACAGCGAACATCATACTCAGCCTCCTGAATATGGTTGTCCAGATCTTCATAGACTTCCATCATGTCGAGCACAGTCCCGTTCATTACAACAAGAGAGCCTTCATCCATGAACTGCTCGTACTTAGCTCGCATGGCACCGGGCAATTTGTGAAGTGTGTACTCCGTGATGTAGTTCCTGGTCTTTACCCCAAAGCAACCATTTTGAATTGGGAACAGGAATGTGAAGGAACAGAAGTCGTCTCCCTGAGACAAGTCCGCTCCCATGGAACAGGGGAGACCCCAGAAGGTCCTTTTGTGGTGGGGCAGCGTTTCCTCATAAGTGAAGAAGTAGGTGTAGCCCTCCATTGGTAGGCCGAACCGCTTGGCAAGGATGTCGTTCCTCGCGGCCGGCGCGTTCTCAGCTTTCTCGACCGCAAGCTGATAGGTATCATAGCCAACCGTCTTTCCCAAATTAGGATTCGCTTTCAGCCACATCTCCGGATCACCGACTTCGTCGATATTGTCAAGTCGGTAGTACCAAATTGAGACATGAGGGTTCTTGTATTCACCCTTGAGGATCTTCATCAGCTCCATCTTGATGGTATCACCGGCTCCATTGCGGACAGTGCCTTCGGAGCTGATAGCTACTATCAGATAGTCATCCACTTTGGACGCTCCCTGCTCGATCGCCTCGACCACGTCCTCTCGGATATCTCCGGAAAGCCATTCGTCAACAGTAGCTACCTTGCACTGAAGTCCTTGAAGCTTGTTGATGCTCATCGGCCTGATCTCCAGATAGGAGCCAGTGAAGAAGTTCTCAACGCCCTTCTTAGTGGCCGCCAACTTAGTACGATTGGCCTTGGAACCGGTGGTGTTCTGAAGAGAACCCTCGGTCAGGAACTGGAATAGAGGTCCTCGTGCTCTTGTGATAGAAGTTCTGATAGGGGACATAACTTCTTCTGCTTGCTTCATGGTCGGAGCTGTGGTAATTTGGTGAGTAGTGGTAGTGTCGATGTTGAGGAAGAAGCTTTGCAGACAGGATGCGTACATGGATTTGGCTGCACCACGGGCGACAATGAGATACTGCTTATTGACAAGCCTCTTGCGGACCGTCTTTGTTACATAGCCGCCAGGAGTGCCATCCAGATAACCTGGTTGGTATACGGCTCGTTCTTCGAATATATACCATCCGAAGATCTGCTCGGCCCAGAGCTTGAACGTGTCAAGCAAGAACAGTTCTCCGCCATCTGTGAGGGTCAGTTCGTTCTCGCAGTATGCTATGAATCCTTCTACTGCTTCGTCGTCATACCAGACATCCGGATCGTCTATGAGATCATCGATTCGATGCATCTCCATTTCGATAGTCTGGCAGATTGGGATTTCGCCATTCAATACGGCCTCTCTAAATTGGCCGTAGTATCGTGGAACGGCCGTGTTTGAGAGTGCCATTTTGAATTGCCTCCTTTACCCTAACTTCAAACGCCGCTTCTTCTTTTTCTGCTCTTCTTCGTGTTTACGAGCCGATTCCTCCCAGCGATGATCGTATTCCTCTTTCCATTCGTTTTTCTTTGAACTATTATTGTTCTTGTTCTTCTTAGAATCAGAAGAATCGTTACTGTTCTTATCTTTCTTAGAATCAGAGGAATTGTTATCGTCGCTTTTTTTACTTTCGGTCTTAATGTTGAAGAGAGCATCAGCCAAATCTTTTTGACCGAGCGCCTTGCCGACAAACTGTTTACCGGCAAACAGCATACTATTCTTGGCCACCTGAGTAGCAGCCTGTTTTCCAGCATCATACATAACATCCTTTACGAACTTGCGTCCAGGACTGACCTCTGCCTCAGTGAGTTCCCTTAACAGCTTTTCCTGCTGAAGTCTTCTGATTCTAGCCTGAAGCTCATCATCAGAAAGCGTTCCTCTAGTTTTAGAGGCCATTCGCTTTTCCTGCTCGGTCCGTTTCTGTTCCGCAAGTTTTTCAGCATTTGCTGCTCCACGGCGTCGCCCAAGCTGTTCGGGGGTTCTGCGAACGCCCCATCGCATACCAAGAACACCATAATGCATTAAGGAATCGTTCATTGGCCATCACTTCCTTTCTGAAAACTCTTTTCAATCTTACGTATTTGTGGTAAAATTAAACATAAGGGGGTATATCTATGAGATTTAAGACACTAGAATGCCCAAACTGTGGTGCTCCGATAAAGCCTCCTAATGGCATAGAGACATTCTATTGCCAGCATTGCGGATACCACATCATTCTTGAAGACTTGACCGATGCAGAAGTCAATGCATCAGTTAAATTCGGACGTATGTGGCATAAAGAACGAATGTGTGACAAACAATATGAAGAGAACCATGCAGCCTGGGAAAGAACTGAGAGATCTAAGCACTTTGAATTTGTAAGGTATTTTATTGGGTTCGCAGTCTTCTTTTTATTCATGTTTGGCGTTTTTGGCTACGAACATTTACAGTCAAATAGAGAAGAGGCACGATTACAGAACACCGTGGATGCTATCATGATTGACATTGAAAATGAGAATTTCTCAGATGCCCGTATAAAAGCAAACGAGTTGCACTATACTGCTGGTTGGTCTGATGAAATAGAAGTAAAATGGGACGACACTAGAGAGCAGCTTTTGAAAGAGATCGATAAAGCTGAGAAAGAAACAAAGAAATCCCAAATACAGTCAATCTTTGATCGCTTTGGAAATAATTCCGATTCAAACGATGAGGACCACGGTTTTACGAATTCCCAGTAGCCGCTTCGCTTTCTTTCTTCTTCAGTTCATCCACTGCAACGGTGATCCGCCATTCATACTCTTTGATGGCTTCTTTGACTGATTCCATCACAGATCCGATAGTTGGCGGATCAAACACAAGGCGAACCTTCAGGTAAATATACGCCTTCACAAATTCCAGCGTCTTCTTATCCTCCAGATAGTCAGACCATTTGGCTTCTGAATCCGTGATCGTAAAACCTTCCTCCGGGCCGACTCCGAGTTGATGGAGGTTTGCAAAGGCGGAGTTGATGTGCAAGACGATGTCCGGATCGAAATGCGTATAGTCCTCAGTAGGACCAAGCAATTTCTTGATCGAATTGAGAATACTTTCCATTAGCGTCTTCTCCTTTTAAGCCCCTGATTCAGGGGCTTTTTATCATTGGATAGAGGTTCGGAGTAACTTCCACTGAGCATCACCTCTGCTTTCTTCCAGGGGCAAGTATCGTTCGGCTTCCGCTCGATTGGGTTCTTTGGGAGCAGGTTCTCATCCCCGTAGTGGATAGCATTGTGCGTCAGATGAGAAGTACAGATCAGGTTATCCGGATCAAGCAAGGCACCCGAACCATCCTCAATGTCTTTCATGGTGATCGGGTTCAGATGATGTATCAGAATCACACCGGAAATATCGTGACCAGGGAGTCCAAGGTCGCAGCCGTTGTCTCGAAGGATCACCTGCCGTCGAACCCGCTTCCACTCAGAAGAATTGTAAAACTTCTGATTAAACACCCTGTCGAAACCAAAGGTGTCCCGGCCTACATCACCTCGCAACCGCAAATATCGGAATCGCTCTTCGAAGGTATGCAGCCTGGAGAGTTCTCGGTAAGACTTACTCATCTTCGTCATCTCCGTGTCCGCTGTAACGACGAAAGGCATCAAGAGCTTTGGAGTAAAGCTCTTCGACTCGCTGTTGAGACTGCAAGACCTGTGTCTTTGCCTCAAGCTGTGCCTTCTGCCGCTCCAGAATCTCCTTTTCAAGCTTTTCCCTCGTGGATGCGAGCTTCAAAAAATGTACTATCACCTGAGAGGAGGCAGTTCCGTTTCTCAACTGTTCCTCGGCCTGATCAATAGCTAGGGAGATGAGCTGATCTTCCCTGGCTTCACGCCCAAGTGCAGGTCTTCGCTTCTGCTTCTCGTTCTCTTTTGGTACTTTCGCCTTTCCTTTTGGCACAGAACCAACCTCCTTTCCATAAAATATCCTCCAGTTTCTATTAACTTTGATGTTGCTTATAGGGGCCTACGGGGATGCAGTATGAGTAATATATGGAGGTAAAGCTGTTGAGACCGAAGCTTTGTGCCTTGAAAGGAGAAATCCAGGACGAAGACTCATGCAAATGTGAGGAACTCCGTAGACCCATATAAACAACATCTCCAGAAAATATCCTCCGGAGAATTTTTGAGG